AACGGCGAGTTTGTCATGAAAACCGCCGCTGTCCAGCGCTATGGCGTGGACTTCATGCACGCGGTTAACCAGGGCCGCCTCGGCGCGTTCGCCGATGGCGGGCTGGTCTCCGACCCCGGTTTTAGCCGCGCGGCCGGGGTGAATCAATCCGTTAACCCTGATGCACCAGGTGCGCAAGGTGCCGGCGGCGGTACGACCAACCTGCAGCAGTACCTGGTGCTCGATCCAAACGAGATGCTGGACAGAGCCGTGAAAAGTGCGCCAGGTAACCGCGTCATGATGACCTGGGTCAAGTCCAATACTGCGACGCTCAAACAGTTGCTGGGGGGGAAATAATGGCCGTTCGTCTCCCATGGTTGATGGAGCCTGATTGGGCCGAAGGTGTCAGTGAAACCCTGTCCTGGAAAACGGACGTCCTGATCTCCCCGTCCGGGGCAGAACAGCGCATTGCCCGACGTCTGTCGCCGCGCCGGCTGTATGAGTTTACCGTGCTTGCCGGCAATGCCGACGCCCGCGCTTTGGAGACCCAGCTTTTTCATGCCGGCGGCGTCACCTGGGATATGCCAGTGTTTCCTGACGTTGCGGTTTTGTCGGCCCCCATCGCGGCCGGCAGCCAGGTTATCGCGGTGCCAGCGGCCGGCCGTGATTTTGTCGTGGGCGATAACCTGCTGCTTAAAGAGGGTTTCGGGATGTTGGCCAACCAGGCCGTCGCGCAGATCCAGAGCATCGATGCCGGCAGCGTCACCGTCACGGCCCCGTTAGGCGCGTGGCCAGCCGGCACATGGGTATATCCGCTACGGCCGGCCGTCTTTACCGATACGCCGGCAATCACCCGTCACAGTGACAGCCTGATGCGTCTGCAGCTGCGCTTTCGCCTGGCGGCACATAATCCGTTTGCGCCGGCGATGAATGCCGCTATCTATCGCGGGCATCCTGTGCTCGAACAAGACGCCGATTGGGTTGATGACCTGACGGCCGAGTATCAGCGCCAGCTCCTGGAGCTGGACAACGAAGTGGGCATTCCCTACCGCACCGACACCGCCGGCAGGGCTTTTATCATGCAGCAGCATGTGTGGTCTGAAATCGGTCGCCAGGCCCAGGCAAGGCTGCGCGGCCAGCTCTATTACCTGCGCGGTCGCCAGCGTGCGATTTGGGTTGCCAGCCAGGCGCAGGACTTCATCCCTGTGCGGACTGTCGGCAATGCGCTGGTTGTCGCGGTTGCCGGCTTTAGTGAGTTCGGTGTGGTGCCTGGCCGGCGTGACCTGCGTCTGCAGTTGGTCGATGGCTCCCGCGTTTACCGCCGCATACTCACCGCCACGCGCCTGGGTGATTACGAGCTGCTGTCGCTGGACGGTGAAGTTCCGCCGGCGGATTCCATCAGCCAAGTGTCATTGATGGCGCTTTGCCGCCAGAACACTGACGACATCACCTGGGAACACACGACCGATGCGGACGGGTTTGCCCAGGTATCAACCACATTCCGAGGGCTACGCGATGAGCTGGAGTGATTTTGAGTATTCCACCGCCAACGGCCAGCCGGTCACGCTCTATGAGTTCGTGCGGGGCGATACGCAGTTTTTCCGCTACACCAACGCCGATCAGGATATCACCGCTGCCGGTGCCGTATGGCAGCAGCAGGCGATCAGTGATGGCGGTCTGAGCGTCGGTGCCGGCGACAGCATGGACATTACGCTGCCTACGACCAACCCGGTAGCCATGCTCTTTCGCGGCCTGCCACCATCCCAGCCGGTGCGCGTTCGCATTCATCGCTGGCACGTCGGCGACAGCCAGGGCGAGTTCCGCACCGTCTGGATCGGCTCCATTACCGAGGTCAAGCGCGAGGCAATAGACCGCACCCGGCTTGTCACCGCCAGTCTGGCCAGCACCTTTACCCGCAGCGGCCTGCGCCTGACCTGGGGGCGCGCCTGTCCGTATTCGCTGTATGACCACAATTGCAAGGTATCGCCGGCGGCGTTTGGCGTCGGCGGCCTGGTTATCAGCGCGCTCGATGGCGTGAGTATCACCGTCAATCTGCCGGCCGGCTCGCCCGACGGTTGGTTTTCCGGCGGCTATCTGGAATGGCTGGCGGATGGCGTGACAGAACGGCGTGGGCTGCGCGCGCAGAGTGGCAACGTGCTGGGCCTGTTCGGCGGCTCGGCCGGGCTAAGCGTTGGCCAGGTGGTGGCGGTTTTTCCGGGATGTGACCGCACCATCACGACCTGTAACGACAAGTTTAACAACGTCCTGAACTACGGCGGCCAGCCTCACATGCCGGGCAAGTCGCCGTATCAGATTATCAAACTGTTTTAAGGAAACGAATATGTGGTGGGCTGTTGCGAGATTCGTTGCGGTGATTGTGGCGTCCTACGTGCTGAATCGCGCGTTGGCTCCGCGTCAGAAGAACAACACGCCGGAAGCGGCGACGGAGGATGACTGGAACCTGCCTCAGCCGACCGAAGGCACACCGCAATGCATATTTTTTGGCGATTGCTGGAGCGAGGACTGGTTTGTTCTTGCCTATGGCAATTACCGCTATGAAGCCATTAAGAAATAAGGGGAACGCCATGTTGATCACGATGGAAGATATCCGCGCTGGCGGCGGTTGTGCGCCTGGTCTGCGCGCCTTCTTTGCCCGCTATGGGCTAGACCTTAAGGCCTTCATTCGCGATGGTGGTATCGATGCCGAGCTGCTGGCCGGCACCGGGGATGCGCTGGCCATCAAGATTGTGCGCCTGGCACAGGCCAAATCTGAGCCGGAGGCTAACTGATGGGCGGCGGTGGCAAGGGGTCGAAGAAAGTCACGGTGGGCTACAGATACTCGTGGGATATCCAGGCCGGCATTGGCCGTGGCCCGGTCAATGAGATTGTGGCCATCAGCGCCGATAAAAAAACGGTGTTTGCCGGCACACATGGCCAGATTACCGGCAACACGTCGCTGTATATCGATAAGCCGAACCTGTTCGGAGGCGAGGACACCGGCGGCGAAGGCGGTATTCAGGGCCAGCTTGAAGTGATGATGGGCGGCCCTGACCAGGTGCCGTCTCTTTCATTATTGACGTTGCTCACGGGGTTGGTGCCGGGTTTCCGGGGGCTGGTCACCACCTTCTTTAGCGGGTTGGTCAGCTGCTACAGCGCCTCACCTAAGCCGTGGTCTTACCGCGTTCGCCGCAGTACGCAAGGCTGGGATGGGCCGGTGTGGTATCCGGAGAAGGCGCTTATTTTGCTGCAGAACACCGAGGGGCAGCTTGATGACGAGGCCGACCTGACCGCTGAACAGATAGCCAACCTGCGTGCGATCCATGCCATGAACCCGGCGCACATCCTTGTTGAGTGCGCCCTCAATCGTGACTGGGGACGCGGGCTGGTGCTGGGCGACCTGGACATTGACAGCTATCGCATCGCGGCAGACCGGCTCTATGACGAAGGATTTGGCCTCTGTTTTCGCTACAACCGCCAGGACGACCTTAATACGTTTGTGCAGCAAGTCCTGGATCACATCGGTGCAGCCCAATACGGTGACCTGAGCACCGGCAAACTGACGCTCAAGCTACTACGTGATGACTACGACCCCAATACCTTGCCGCTGTTTACCTACGACAACGGCATCGTGGGCGTGCAGGACGACGACAGCACCAGCGCCGACGCGGCCCCGAATGAAATTGTGGTGACGTACCGCGACCCGGTGACCAACAGCGAAGGCGAAGTGCGCGCGCAGAACCTGGGGGCGATCCAGAACGTGGGGTTGATATCAGAGAGCGTCGAATACAAAGCCGTGCCGACCCACGCGCTGGGGGCGAGGTTGGCGCAACGTGACCTCGAAACCCGCGCGGCCGGGTTGACCCGACTGATTATCAATTTCGACCGACGCGGTGGCGTGCTGACGCCGGCGGGCGTTTTTCGCATCAGCCTGCCAGAGCGCAACATCGGCAACATGGTGATGCGTGTTGGCAAGATTGAAGAACAGGACACCGGTGAGTTGAAGGTGACGGCCATTCAGGATGTGTTCGGGATGCCGAGCACGTCGTACAGTAGCGGCGAGCAAGGCAGCACCTGGTCACCGCCGGACAAGACGGCACGCCCCGTTACTGATAGCCAGCTCCTTGAACTGCCCTATATCGTCCTTGCAGCCACCGTCGGGCCGGCGGAGCTGGCGGCCATTCCCCCGGAGGCCGGTTACCTGGGCGTGATGGCCAGTGCGCCCAGCAGCGCCTCAATCAATTATCTGCTGCAGACGCGCGCCGACGGCGTGAACTGGCGCGGTAATCTTAACGGCGACTGGACGCCGGCCGTCACGCTAACACAGCCTGCAGGTCGCTTTGATACCACCTTTAAGGCGTCATTAACCACGCTGCCGGCAGTGGGTGCAGGGGCGATGATCGGTGATGAGATTGTTCGTATCGATGCCGCCGATCTGGCGACCGGGACGTTGACCGTCGGGCGTGGCTGTGCCGATACGTTGCCGACTGGCCATCTGGCCGGCGCGCGGCTGCGTTTCTTCCAGGATGCGATTGAAAGTGATGGGTTGGAATATCTGGAGGGAGAAACGATAGACGTTCGTTTGCTGACGAGAACGGCACAAGAAACACTCGCTGCCGGCGCTGCACCTGTTAACCATTTGACGCTACAGGCCCGCCAGGCAAAACCCTATTTGCCGGCAAATATTCGTTTAAATGACGAACCTTATCCCCTCGTTGCGCAGCCGGCAGCGGAATATATTTTAACCTGGTCTCACCGTGACAGGCAATTACAAGCTGACCGGTTAATTGATTATCTTGATAGCAGTATTGGCCCAGAGTCGGGGGTGGTTTATGTAATTACACTCGTTCGTCCTGATACCGGGGATATTGTTTGGACGACAAATACCGTTGAAGCAACATTGACGCTGCCGTATTCGTCCGCGATCTCCCCATTAAATCGGGTTCACACGGTCAGTATAGAAGCCAGGCGCGGCGATATTGCATCGCTGAGCAATTGGATCATCACATTACCAACAGGCCACTATGTTGAACCTACTCCGGAGCCGGAGCCGCAACCGGAAGAACCTGCGGCATAAGGCGGTAACCAATGAGTGATTTTTATTACGGTCAAGGGAAAATCTATCTGGCTCGCCGAAATTCGGCGGGCCAGGCTTTATCGTGGCGATGGGTCGGAGATGTTTCGACGCTGGATTTAGAGCTGGAGTTTGACGAGAAAAAAACCAAAGGCTCGGTAGGCGGTCAGCTCGTTACAATGGAGCGCTATATTTCAGCCGTCAGCGGAAAAATCACGTCTACATGGCATGAGTATGCGCCCGAAAACCTAGGCATATTATTGAACGGCAATCATATATCACGCCCTCCTAACCTGTTTGCACAAGATACCCTGCCGACCGGGATTGTGGTTGGCGATCGCAGCAGCTTGAGTAATCAACAAGTCTGGGGTGTAAAAATCAACGGGATGACCGAAGGCTCACATTATATTGTCGATAAACTGTGGGGTGTTATTGACTGGCTGACCACACCGCTGAATCAGCCCGTTGTTGTGGATTATGAGCATTCAGGCAATGACACGTTACCGATTATCACTCACCAGGGTGAAGAATTCGCGTTGCGTTATGAGGGAATAAATTTGGCTGAGAATAACAGCCCTGTTTTAGTCGAAATCTATCGTGTGAAATTTGACCCTATATCCAAGATGGCGCTGTTAAGCAAAGAGTCTGACCTGGCCGGTCTGGAAACCAGTGCTGAGATTCTTTATGACTTTTCGAAAAGTGAAGACCCATTATTAGGCCGATTAGGTCGCATCGTCATGTTTAAACGGTTAAGCGGGATAACTCACAACGGTGCCATTACTCATAACGGCACATATACACACAGAGGTTAAAACCATGGCCAGCTCATTGCCCGAAAATAATAAATGGGAAGAGACCATTTATCAGCTGGAGAAGGATACGCCTGTTTTGGGTGGGCCAGGCGGCCCCGATAATATTCAAGCCCAACAACTCGCGAATCGGACTCAGTACCTAAAATTTGAGACCCTGCGGCTCAATGACTTAACAATGAGTGCGACAGCGGCTTACGACAGTAAAGAGAAGGCACAAAAAGCGATTGATGATGGTATCGAAACCCGCCGATTCTTTACTGTTTGGTCTGACTCAAGCCTCTATTGGACTGAGAAATACGAGAACGTTAACGGTATCGCCACACCAACGGGAGACACGTTGGCGAGTGGTGCCTATGTCTTTAAATTTGGTTACCAGGCCAGCGAGGCATTTAAACGTTCGCGCAATATCGTAAATATCAATGACGCCTATGATGAATTCGGCCATAAAATTATTGGCGGCATTGCAACAAAAACAGGTCAGGTTCCGTTTTATATTAATAATCGCGGGGATACATCATTGTCCGGATTGAAGGTTATTAACATGCCTGGCGGCGGGCCTGGCCTGGTGTACACCGATATGTTTTTCCGCCCGTACGCTTGCTCACCTGGGTATCCCAACAAAGAAGGGCTGCCCGTAATTGGTGGCGTTTCGGAAAAAACTGAACCAGAAATTCCTGATATTGACTACCGGGGGGTCATGGGAGTACAGCTCGACGGGCAGTCATTGCCAGCAGGAGCAACTGACCCCGAGCATGTTAAAATCGTCAATGGTACACAGCCATACAATAACGTAATGTTCAGCGGTTCAATCAGGAGTTCGACACCAGAGACTGACACATTTTCTCCGCTGATTGAGAGTAATTTAGTCATTCCAGGATTTGAACAGTACCCACAGTCAGAAACCTATCTCAGTTCATTTTTGAATGAGTTGACGAGAAAGTTAATGATTGAACGTGGAGTATCAAATGCTGATGAATTGCCGTTTAAATTTTTCGGTGCGACTCATGCTGTGGCTGGTTTGAAATTAAGCGAGCTGATGAAAGGCTCTGAAAGCTACGATAAATTCATTCGGTATGTGACAAATGCCATGCGGCTCGCTAATGCGGAGGGGGAAATCTACTCGGAATTATGTCGCTATTTTAGTCAGGGTCAGTCTGACTATCGAGATGCGACACCGATGGACGAGTGGGAGGCGCTGTTTATAAAAAATGCTACAGATAAAAACCGTGATATGCGTGCTATAACGGGGCAAGGTTATGACAGCATTATAGTCGCGGAGCAGCTGGCATCCCATCGTGCATATAACAGGGTTTTTCCGAGCATTGCGCTTTCTATTCGCAAACTGGCCCATGCAGGACATATACAGATAAGCTGTCCCGCGTACGTAGGAAAATACGTTGACGGTGTGCATATGTCCCCAGACGAGTACATCTACTGCGGTCGCCTCGCTCAGCGCTCATTGCATCGCGCATTGCAGAACAACAAAGCAGGGAAACCGTTTGGCGTAACATGGTTGGCGATTATTAATGAAAACGTTCAGGGAACGGTGCATGAGTATGTTTATAACGTCCCAACTCCGCCGCTTCGCATAAAAACAGACTGGGTGTGGGAAACACCGAATTATGGGTTCGAGGTCGTCAATCGTGATACCTACGACTACATCGACATTATTACGTCTGTCGCGGTAACCGCAGCAGACCGTATTACCGTCATCACATCACGGCCGTTGAGTGAAAATGAGGTAATGACGTATGGCTGGGGCGTCACACAGCTAATGGGTAAATCAGGGCGCATCAATGGCCCTCGCGGAAATATCTGTGACAGTTCCGGCGATCTGCCGGGAGAGTCTTATGAAGATTCCACGGGCGTTATGCGTCCGATGGATGACTATGCTGAAATCTGGATGTCGGAGCGTTAA